AATGATAATGTCACGAATCTGCTGAGGTGACGGTCTAGTAATCTTAATAACGTCTACGATGTAGCGCTTAGAAGTAGTACGGTCAATGGCATAACAGACAGCAGCCGTATCTCCAACAATGGCCGGATCCATACCGCAGATAAAACTGAAGCCTGTTAAGTCTTTCGGATGACCTGGGTGGCCCATCTCCAAACGTCCTGCTTTACGCATTCCGTCCATAGAGCCACGTACACATACTGGGTCAAAGGCAGCGTTCTCGGATACGTCCTGTTGCTGGTAGACCAGCGCCCAGGTTCCTGCATCCATAGCTTGGCGTTCGTTATATAAGTTACGACCAGACCAGCGAGGATATAGACCGTCTTCGTTCTTATCGGATTCTTCTTGTCCATCAAATGGAGCATCTGAGGCAGGCCATAAGGTAACCCACTTGTCGGGGTCCTCATCTATCTCAAGAAGTGCTGGCATCGCCAGATACTTCCAAGGGACCTGACCGCCTGGGTAGCGGTCCTCATTACGAAGTTCTCGATATAGGTCCACCGAGTGGATTATTGAGAAGAACGCCTTTCAGGCTTTCCTTACTCAAGATGAAGGTATCCGTATGTTCCTTGCAGGACGCGGTGTAGTTCTTAAAGAACACCATACCGGTTCTAATAAGTGGGACTCAGGCTTCGGTGTGGCATCTATGGCCACCCTCTTTGGTACTAAGCAAGCAGATGGTAAGCACCATCGAGATAACTTGATACACCTACCTAGTGATCAGACAGAGAACATCAAGGCTCTAGTAGAGCAGTTGATTACGTGGACGCCAACAACTAAGGGTAAGACCGATATTGTGATGGCGCTCTGGTTCTGTGAGATTCGAGCACGTGAGATGCTCAACTACGGCCAGTACGCAACGCACCACCTTAAGAATCCTTTCCTCTCCAGGGCGGAGTTAGGAAAGCGAGTAGTCATCAATATAGATGAGGCGCTCGCAGCACAGAACCAAACATTCGTCTAGGAGACAAAATGGCAATTACACCAAGCTACAAGCCTGAAGATTCAGAAGAGTACTACATCAACAAGGGTGCTGTAACAACACCACAGACTAACCCAATGGTAGAAGCAAAGTACGCAGCAGGTAAGGCACAAGCTGCAGCAACAGACAAGGTCGAATGGCCAACAAAGGTCGCAGGACGCACTAACTAAGGATTACAATGCTAACAGTTAAAGAGGTTACCGCTAAGGTAGCTCGCTTGCAGACGAAGTACGCAGCACGCGATGCTCGTATGCGCGACGTCCTTTCGGTACGTCAGGGAGACATCTCCAAGGTCTACCCATCTATGTTCTCAGACGAGTACCCAAAGCCACTCGTCGCTAACATTATTGACGTCGCTGCACGCGACCTCGCAGAGTCAATGGCACCACTGCCATCATTTAACTGTTCAGCAGCTAACACAGTTTCCGATACAGCACGCAAGGCAGCAGACCTACGTGGACGTATTGCAAACTATTACGTAGATCGTTCAGAGCTAGGCGTACAGATGTACACCGGCGCTGACTGGTACAACACATACGGAATGCTTATTGGCCGAGTCGAACTCGATTACGAGAACGAAGAGCCAATGATTAAGATGATTAATCCGTTTGGCACCTACCCAGAGATTGACCGTTTTGGTCGTTGCTTGTCTCTTACCCAGATTGTGGGTATGGATGCACAGACTTTGGCTTCTATGTACCCAGAGTTCTACAACGAAATCGTTGGTATGAACCAGTACACACCAGGTTCTCCGTACCTATCGCTAGTACGTTACCACGATAAAGACCAAGACCTTATCTATCTACCAGATCGTAAGGGCTTAGTTCTATCTAATACACCTAACCCAATCGGTGAATGTATGGCTCGCGTTGCTATGCGACCATCTATCGATGGTGAAGCACGCGGTCAGTACGATGACGTGCTCGGTGTACAGCTTGCTCGTGCTCGTATGGCAGTCCTACAGATTCAAGCAGCTGAGAAGTCTATCCAAGCACCTATTGCTATCCCACAGGATGTGCAAGAACTTGCTCTCGGACCAGATTCCATTATGCGTTCTGCCAACCCACAAGGTATTCGTCGCGTTCCACTAGAACTTCCACCTGGATTGTTCAGCGAATCAGGCGTACTAGAGCGTGAACTCCGTACCGGTGCTCGTTATCCAGAGACACGTGGCGGTAACTCAGACGCTTCTATCGTTACAGGTCGTGGCGTACAGGCTCTACAGGCTGGCTTTGATACACAGATCAAGGCAGCGCAGTCACAGTTTGCCCGTTTGTTCGTAGAACTTATCGGCGTTGCATTCAAGACTGACGAAAAGATTTTTGGTAACAAGATTAAGGAAAAAATTATTTCATGGCATTTACAGCATTTATATTCCAAATGGTGAACACTTTCTATCACATCGTTGCACAATCTGCACTTTGCTCTAAACTTCATATCTTAACCACATCAATAGTTCACGCATTGCTTGTCACTAGAGAAGCTCCTTGCCGTGTCGTTGCTGTGGCCATTCGTTATAGCAAAGGCCCCCATTTATCTTTTTGCTTGTCATCATCTAGCCATTGCTCGATGATTTTGGTTGTTTCTGGATCAAGCCAAAAAATGGCTGGATTTTCTTCTCCACCTGGTTTTAAAGACCTCCAATTATTTTCAGGTTCTTTACGTTCTCGCACCATGTAATAATTCCCTTTTCCATCGCAGCCCTCTATGCCTTGCTTTCCTTGTTTACACCCAACAACCCTAACTTGAGTCGTAAACAGCTCATCGTCTGTTCCGTCATATTTTATTGGGTAATCTTTCGGATCGCACGCCTCTTTTCTTCCGTAGTGGTTATACTTTTGGCTAGTGCATTCTATAGAGCGATTGTGAAAGTAATTGTCGCCTACGCATCCAGGTATTGGAACGCCATAATGACAGGCTGCAGATCTTAGGTCTCGGTATCTGAAAAAGAGCGGGCGAATTGCAGAAGATAGTTCACCCCAATTTCCTTGCGGCTTACATTCAACCCAGGCAAACATATCACGCACTCCAGGCGTGCACTCTTGCGACGGCAGCAGGTACTTCTTTCCTTCAAACACAATAAGAGCCAACGCCGAAACAGACGAGGCCAGCATAGCCAAAACTTGAGGCAAACACCTAGTGAGAGTAATGGGGCGATAAGGAGACGCTTGAGAAAGTCTATCTAAAGGGGGAAAGTAATTCATCTGGTGGCTCCTTTTCTGTACTCTTTGAATACGTTTTCTTTTGGGTTTTTCTCGCTGGGCTGCTCTATGTTAAAGGGAATCATTGAGGTTATTTTTATCAAGGATGGAAAAACATATTCAGCTGAAGCTACAACAGGAACATCCAACTCTTCAGACATTTTTTTTGCAAAGTTCTTGCCATGATCCAAAGGAATTTCGCCCGCTGTTTCGCATGCAATAAGGCTGATTTTTTCTAGATTGTGTCCTTTTAATGCTTTTCGCATATAAGTCCAATCCATCCAGGTGGCCATATAAGAATTTGGATCTTTTTTATCATCTCCTAAGCGAATTCCGTACTGGCTGCCGTGAGCCATGAAGACTATATTGAGCAAATCCCCAAATGCAACCGCCTTCTTAATCTCCTCAACCACTTCATTCCTAGTGCCCACAACCTTAAATTTAATGTCGTACGCTTTGGCTATCGAAACCAATAACTCTTCACTGTAGAGGGGGTGAAGGCCGCCTTGAGAGTTTGGTCTTTCACTTTTATCAACATGATCGTGTGCCGCCGAGAGGATTAAAAACCTGTGTCTGCCATCCCTTTTCGAGAATGCAAAGTAGCCATTGATATACTCGTACTTGTTGTCAGGCTCCTGTAGGCTAGAATCTTCAAACCTCGCATTCAGCACTTGCCTAAGTTGGTTGTATCGGTAATGTATATCTGTTGGCTCACCCGTTTCCCATGGCTCCACTCCCTCCCAACTCCTAGGCAATACAAGCTTAAACACATTGGGCTTATTTGAAGAGGGCACGTACCCAGGATGATAGGGCTCTACAGGTAACCCATTTTCTCTGATAGCCTGTAACGTATTTGAACAAACCATCCCCTCTGCCCCAACAACCTCTCTTCCACCTATGTTGGCAATCTTCTGCGCAATGCTGGTATAGGGCCTACCGTTCACATCCATTGCGGTATCTTGGCTGATTAGGTGGATTCTTCCGTTAGGAGCCACGTTATTGAAGCAGTCTGGGAGAAACTTGCTATCCCTGTGTATCCAGCCGTCACGCCCATCTGGGTCAGAAATCGTAATTCCCTGTTCGTTTCCATGCCCAAACAACCATACATTGTCAACTGGATCAGGATAGGACTCGTTGATTTTCTTGCAGATCTCTTGAGGATGCGTAACAACCGAGTACTTGACGTCTTGTCCATGTAGAGTCATGTTGCTGAGGAGGGGAAGGATATGGAGAGGATCTAGTGCGCCGTTGCGATCGTACTGGGCAGATAGCAGGAGGGTTTTTCTCGTGCTGTTCTTCTCAAACTGCAAGAGGCTTATGTCGGGTTCGGCAGAGCTAAACCATCCCCAAAACCACTTGCCAAAGAAGGAACGGTTGTATTCCGCAAACAGTTCAGATACCCGTTTTTCCCTCTCGTGCATTTCGTAGGGCGAAGAAGAAACACAGGTCGGAATTTGTGGGCCTGTAAAACTTGCGTCGCTTTTAGGAAAATTAGGCTGATATCCCCAGGCAGGAGAAATCGTGGACGCGGCAAGAGCGCCGGCGAAAAGAGCTAAAGCCATAGTGCCTCGTAAAGTTCAATTTTTGCTTACTCAAAGGCACCATGTTGGCACAAAGTTGGGTTTTGCTGAAAGATCAAAAAATAGTTGGACTCCAGACTATAGCCTCGTGTTCCTCAATCCACAAGTCCACAAGCTCTCTGTGTTCCGTTAATTTCACGCAGCACACCTTAGCCACGTCAAATGTCTTGAACACCCCTGTGATTTGTTCCCCATCATCCTTGTCCACCGTAACTACTACGTATAGGGACACTAGGCTAAAATTGCCCCTTCTCTTATTCAACTTCATTGGCTATCCTCTGGTTTGTCCTCTATCTTCAAGTGAGCAGAAATTTCATTCATCAGCACGAAGTAGTCTTGCATTGTCGGGTCTATCTCCGTCGCAAAAAACAATCGTCTCGCCCTCTTTCTGTTGCGTCACGCTTTTGCTTCTTAAGAGCCACGAAATGCAAGCGTCATCTGCCCAGAGAACTCCTTTCAGAGCGTCATTTAAGAACTTCTCTAAGTTATCTCCGTCAGGCTTTTTCGCGTGAGGGCATCCATGCTGCTGTTGCCTTCTTCTTCCACGCAGGGACGATGGGGCAGGTAAGCGGTAATGCACTATCACAAGAAGTGGGCCCTTTAGCAGGGGAAGCTTTTTGCCTTCTAGCTGGCTTATCACATACTGGCGCGTTCGGTTCATCCCCTTTGCACTTGGGTTGTACGCTCCTCTTGAAGTTAGACGCACCGAGCCCTTTGGTTTTGGGGTGTAAGGTATCCTCACCTTTAAGCTTCGCATAATCACTCCAGTGCATAAATTCAAAGACCGTTCGAGGGTTATCACTGTAGAACTTCTCCATGCTGATATGGGCCACTTGTTTGTAGGAGGCGATTAAGACATGGTGCAGCATCTCCATGAAAGACAAGAGGTAATCCGTAAGCTCATAGGAAGAGACTGCTGGCACCGTTTCTTTCTTCATTTCACTCTTCTTTACTCCAACCCAAGGAGATGGAGTGACATAGAAGCGCACAAGAATGACTACAGGGCTACTAGTCTTCATGTACGCCTTAAAGTAAGACTTCAGAATTGACTGCCACTTCTTATCGCGGAAGAATTGAACCGAATGTGTCCTGCTTCCCAGGGTGTACTTAATGCTGTAGATCATCGGCTCACCTGGAAGAACAAGCTCGCTACTGGCTCCTCCAGAGTCCTGTACAGCTTTTTTGTACCTAATCAGACTTCTCAGGCTCATACTCACATTCCTCTACCGTATCAATGATCTCGTCTGAAATCTTAATCACCAAGTCGCAAAACTGATCGTATAGCTGTTCTTTAGCCTGATCCTCTGCCACCTGAATTACCTTCTCGCAAAGCCTTATCCACGAATCAAAAAGTTCGCTGGGCCCAAGAAGGGGGTGATTGCTCCTGAACAGAACGCGCTTGCCCAGGATGTGTTGAATAGGTCTTGCTTTCTTGGGAGTCGCCGCTCTTTGCTTTATTTTGCTTGATTGCATTAAGTATCTCCTGCTTCAATTGATTGTCGTACTCTTTATTTATAAACGTTATATGTGGAAAGTATTTATAACTGCCATCTTGTTGCTTAGTTTGTTCTTGTGGCAGTGATATCCATTCTTGTTCTCCTCTAACAAAATGGCAGCAGTTATTGATCTGCATTCCTTCTGTTTTTGGGTTGACGATCACAGAAAAAAACGCCCTCAAACTCCCTTTATTCACCTCTCTATAACGCCCTATCTCTACTTTAATTGGGTTCATGTTACGCTCTCCAGGTCCTTTTTTATGGTTTGAATCTCTCCAAGAACTTTCTCTCTAAGTAAACTAGCTGCAAGTTCTCTAGTGTATTGGTCCCCGTAGTTCTCTAAAACCTCGCAACAAATACTCACTAAATTGCTGAGAGAGGTGGATGTGTGAATAGCCTCCTCGATCGCCTTTCTCTGTCGTATCCTTTGGTAAGTCTGGCATATCTCTTCTTGCCCAGTGCTTTCCCAATCAAATGCGGGTTGCTTATCGATTAACTGGCTCATTGTTTATCCTAAAATTAGGTTGTTCATATCCGTCCCAATGTGGGTTGTAAAACAGGTACGCCGTGCCCTCTATTCCAAACATGCGGTTTTTGGCAACGCGTATTTTCATCTTATTGGGATCTGCTTGTGAGTCGGTGCGAGAACAGCGGTGGAGGATTATCACATTGTCGGCGTATTGCTTGATGGAAGAGGAACCCTTGAGAGAATGAAGCCCTATTTCCTCATTGCTGGCAGTCGATTGGCGAGGATGGCAGATCAAGAGAAAGTGCATGGAAAGAGAAAAGGCAAGTTCATGTAGCCTCTTCACGGTTTCATCTATAGCCTCGTGAAGCT